GGGACCCCTAGACAAGGTCCCCCGTCCTTCGATTTGATCCGATGACACACTCACAACAAGGAGCCAGTATGGCTACGAATCGGGAACTCGAGAAGAGAGTTGACCTCCTTGAGGCCCATCTCTCCAAACTCACTGCGGTTGTTTACAGCCATCATTGCCATTTGGCACGATTGCTGTACATCCGCGATTCCAGTCCGTTTTCATACGTTCCGACTACAGTCGAGTCTGGATCGCCGTATTATGCGACGATCACAACGGCCCCGGTCCATCCCAAACTTGGGTTGGCTCCGGGAACGTTAGGCAGACTTGACCAAGTTGCGCCGTCCAACCTTATCATACCTTCGGTGCAGAAGATGTTTGAAACCATCATGTATGCATCGAGTGTTTTATGATGAGATGGATGGGACTCTTATATGCTGGTGTGGTTACTATCTCTGATGCGGTTTCCCTAATAAAGAAACTGCGGGAGGTAGTCATCAAAATCAAATCGGTTTTTGGAAAGGATACTCAATGAGAAACCGTTCTCTCACTACTCTCGATTATGTCCAACCCACCTACGGAGAACTCGTTACTAACACCCGCACCAATCCCGACTATGCCATGTTCAATTCTGTATCGAACTTGACTATCGATTTGGGGGATGTTATCGATTATCCGCAGATGGTATCTAACATAAACGACGTATCTGGCTCTAACCAGGAAGTTTTTGTAGACCCTAAAACCGGAACGTGGAGACGCGTTAGCCGCAAAAAGCGACCGCGTCTCGAGCCCCTTAACTGGGACCCACAAAAAGGTTTTATCGGCCTACGTGCTGAGGAGTTGAAGCCTCAGCATGCATGCGAGCATCAGAAGACCGTGATATCCCTGGAAAGTGATATCGTTGCGTCCTATGAAGCTTTGCGTGATCCTGGCAATCCAGTCTACGAGAGAGCATATGCGAGAACAGCGACGTACGCTAACGGTGGTCAGTTCGTATACGGAGAATTCGGCCCTGCCGCGTTTGATGCGTTCTTTAATACGCCTCAGACGGACTGGACCGCGTCCGGATATCTGAACCACGATTGGTTTGCCATCGCAGACTCGTTTAACGAGGCATGCGATCAGTTCGTGAATTCGAAGTTTCTAATTGGAGAGGACCTTGTGGAGCACGACATTTTTGTCGATGCTTTCAAGCTTGTCCTTAATCCCACTCGCGCCATCCGATACCTACTCAACGGTATCCGGAGAAACGTGAATTTGAAGAAACACCGAAACATGAGCCTTGGGCAAGCAACCCGAGTACTCGCCAAGAACGTATCTAACGCAACGTTGTTTTACAACTTCGCGCTTAAGCCGGCTATACACGATATTCAAGATCTTTTTAGTGCACACTCTCGTGTGTCTAAAAGGATGGATATATTATATCGTAATGCCGGCAGATACATACCTGTTAGAGTAAAGGATGAACTAAGTTCACCTATTAGCAACTCACTACTGGAAACAGCCACGTACATGGACCTTAAATGGCATGCCAACTATAAAAAGTCGACAGCCATTATGGGCGCATGGGCGCGGGTGAGGGAGGATCTTACATTTGCGAGCACCTGGTCGGCTTACCTACAATACTTCGGTATTAACAAAGTTGCAGGCCTTGCCTGGGAATTAATCCCTTGCTCGTTTATGATAGATTGGGTCTTCGGTGCCCAGAAGTATGTAAATAAATTACGCTTCCGCACCGAGACACCATATAACGAGTTCAGAAGCTTGTGGTACAGCACGAAACAGGAGACGTCGGAGACACTACATTGTGTCCCCGGCTATAATCTCACTTATCAAGCGAATATCACGAGTCCCTCTGGCTCATTCGGTCTTGCAACACGCAAGACGTCGAATTACCTCCGCTATCCTGGTCTTCCAAAGACTACCGAGTCGAAGCTTGACTTCAGCACGCTCGGCTTCTTCCACGCCATAACAACTGGATCTATTATTATCCAGCGGTTATTGAAGTAGTTTGGGTGCACTTTACGCCCCACGAACCGACATCAGATCTGCCTCCCTTCGGGAGCAGAGGAAACCTGGTGTCAGAACAAGGAGTTTTCCATGAGCATCATCGTCACAAAGTCCAATGGGACTACTGATGTCACCTATGAACTGCAAGAGTCGAAAGGATTCCAGTCGGTGTTTTCCAACGTCAGTGTCGGGCTCGTTGAGCCTGAAACTTGTCGGATACAGCACTTTCTGCGTCCCGTCGGCGCTAAAGGCACGGATCGTCATCAGATCGTCTTCCAAAAGGCGGTCGTTGAGGACACGACCAACAATTTTCTTGTTGGTTCCGCATCCCTCATGATTTCCGTGCCCCGCAGTGCGGAGTTCACGCTGGCCATGGTCAAAGACCTTGTAGCCCAGCTGACTTCCTACGTCAACTTGACCGCCAATCTTACGACCCTGGTGAACGGAGCTACCCCGCAAGGGGACTTCAATGTCACTGGGCCGTTCAATCCTTCTATCGCCTAACGGCGATGTCGGATTGATTGGTGATCTCGATGTAGTAAGGTGATATCGTGACGATGACCGCTATGGATGCTTGGAGGGAACCCTAATTTGGGAGACCTTAAATCGTTCCAAGAGCGAGTTATCGCACTCCGTCACGCAATTGCTAATGACGGGGTTTCGAACGGAGTACCTTTTCATGACAAAGACCTAACGACTCTAACTGAAAGGCTAGAGTCGGAAGGTGCTAGCTTTATCGAGGTGACCCTCCCCCTATTGGGGAAGGCCCTCGATCTTGGATTAGTAACAGGACATTTCTCATGCCCTGCTAACTTTGCTATGAAACGGAACACACGCTTACCAATGTTCTTACATGGGTGTTTTGCATCCATGTTCGATAACGATGGTTTACTGCGGCCGAAATCCTCGCCTTCCATTATTTACTATACACGCCAGTTTCTCTTACTAGACGCCAAGCTTGTTAAAGAGCCAACGCCTAAGCAAAGGAGTACTGCGATACAGGGCTTCAAAGATCGGCAGAATACGCTCCGTAAGGTGCGCATTCAAACCGACCACCCTGTTATTCTAAGAGCTAAGTCGCTCCTAGGTGTCGTTCTTCGTACACTAGATATCAGCAACATAGAGCCTGGACATGGTCCGGGCTCAGTAGCTGAGAAGTTAGATCGCGAAGAAAGGTGGGATTTCAAGGCTTGGCCCTCTAAGGCCGAGCGCTTTTATCCCTACATAGTATATGGGACTCACTCCCTTAGAGCCTCACTAGAACGAGGCAGCGGGATTCCTCTCATCAAAGAGATGAATACTCGCTGCGTTTTAGTTCCAAAGGACTTTCGGGGACCACGTCTGATTTCTGCGGAACCTACTGTTAATCAGTATCTTCAGCAGGGTCAGATGCGTGCGATCATGCAATATGTAGATACACATGATGTGTTGAGTCGTTCACTAAAATTGCGGGATCAAACCCGTAATCAAAGGATGGCATCAACTTCTCATGACCACGGTTTAGCTACGTTGGATCTTTCCGACGCTAGCGATACAGTGTCGACGGTACTTGTTTGGCACCTCCTCGCGGAGGTTCCCCAACTGCGCCGTCATTTAATGTCTACGCGATCCGATAATCTCGTCTATGAAGGCGAGAAAGTCAAAATCGTTGCATTTGCTCCAATGGGTTCAGCAGTCTGCTTCCCAATGGAATCTCTAGTATTTTGGAGCCTAACAATGGCCTCCTTGATGCTAGTTCGCCCACGTCATAGTTATACTTGCCGGGAGACCGGCAAGTTGACCTATCATGAGTGGATTTGTGAGTTGTCGTCATCTATAGGAATATTCGGGGACGATATAATTGTCCCTGAAGACGCCTTAGGTGTCCTTATCGGTACGCTAGAAACGGTCGGTTGTAAACCCAACTTGTCGAAGACTTGATGGAAAACGCCCTTCCGCGAATCTTGCGGATCGGAATGGATAAATAACACTGATATTACGTTAATTCGTAATAGGAGATATTATTATGACGAACAGGCAAAGATCATTACCCACCCTGTACTTACAGACCTCCAAAGAAAATTCTTCTTACGTGGTCTTTATCGTACAGCTAGAGTTCTCGTTCAGTGGGCCAACGAGTGTTGGCCAACGGTCGAGCTTCCAGTCGGCCGGCTTCCAGGTGTCAACTGTCGGTATGCCTTCTCCCTTTGGGAAGATGGAATACTACAGGATTCACAGGGTTGTACGGCTGGCGGACGTCTTCCAAGACAACGGAATTATGGGGAATCCCATCAATTTCGAGGAAGTGTCCCTGCAGGAATCGGCGATGAAGTATCCGTGGACATTCGCCTTGAGCATCAGCACAAGGGAGTGGAAACGTTCTTTCAACGTCAATCGCTTGCAGTTGATAGTTTCCCAGTGGTTTTCGGGTGGGAACTTGTCATCCCTGACAAGCTCCATATCCGATGGCACAAGGATTATCAACGACTGGAATTTAGAGTTCCTCGAGAGTTTCATGGCTCGAGAGACTGGTGTTCCGAAGGATATCCGCGCTTATTTGCAAGGTTATCCAACGACCTAATGGACCGCATCGCCAAGCGAGATCGCAAGATCAAATTGGCGTGGTCATACTTTCCGGGAAACATTTCTCTTTCAAGAAGTAAATCCTAGATCGTATGTGGGTGGACTAGCTCAGCCTTTCACTCTCGTCGCC